GCGCGATGTCGCCAAAGCGGCGGGCAAAGAAAAGTCCGGCGGGCTGCTGTCCATGCTGCCGCTGCTGTTGGCGGGGCTGCCCGCCATGCTCAAGCGGTTCTTGTGGCAAGGCGCCATTCCCCGCTTGCTGGATCGTTACGGGGTGCCCAGCGCGATTGGGCAGCGCGCCAAAAGTGCTAGCGGCTGGTTTGGCCGCATGGGCGAGCGCGTAGGCGCAGCAGCAACGGGCGCATGGGCGTGGGCCAAGTCACGGGTAGGCCGGCCCGCCTCTGCCGCAGCAGAAGCGGCCGCCAAGGCTCTTGGGTGGCTAGGGCGCGGCGGCAAATCTGCCTTGAAGTTCTTGGGGCGCCTGCCAGTCCTTGGGACGGCGCTAACGGGTCTTTCGGCATGGATGAGCGATAACGACATCCAAAACGACCCAAACCTCACGGATGAAGAGCGCCGTAAAGCGCGAGCCGAGAATTTGAGCGGGGCCGTCGGCTCGCTGGCCGGTGGCTCGCTTGGGATGGTGCTGGGTGGCCCCATTGGCGCCGTCATAGGCGCATGGCTGGGAGGCGAGGGCGGCAAGCTCCTAGGCGAGCCGATGATGAAGGTATACGACTTCATCCGCAAGCTGACCGTCTGGGACAAGCTCGGGGAGTTCGCTGATGACGCCGCATCCTCCTGGGGGCAGTTTTCGGGATGGGTCAGCCGCCTGGTGGGCGGTGATGAGCGCGACCCACGCCTACCCAAGCCCGTGGCCGCTCTATCTCCGGCGCAAGCTGCCGGCGCCCCTGGCAGCGCGGTAAGCACCACTTTTGAAAGCGGCGGCAACCCTAACGCCGTGGGCAATAACAAAGGCGACCCCGGCGGCCCCTCTTACGGGCTGTACCAACTGTCAACCAATACCGGAACGCTTAAAGCGTTTTTGGCCAAAACCAAATACGGCCAAGATTTCAAAGGGCTGGAGCCTGGCACGCCTGATTTCAAAAAGAAGTGGCAGGAGGTTCAAGCACGCGAGCCAGCAGATTTTCAGTTTGCCCAGCTCGATTTCCTGCGCAAAAACAACGTCATCCCAGCCAGCGATGCGCTCAAGGCCGCAGGGCTGGATTTAAGCGGGCGCGGCAGAGCTGTACAGGAAATGCTGTTTTCCACCGCTACGCAGTTTGGCCCCGGTGGGCCAAATAACGCTAAGGGGGCGTTTGCGCTCATCAAAAACGCGCTGAGTGGCCGCAGCTTGCCCAGCATGTCGGATGCGGACATCGTGACCGCCGTCCAAAACTACAAGTTGACCCACAACGCAGAGTTATTCCGCTCCTCCCCTCCCAATATTCAGGCCTCTACAGCCCGCAGAGCAATCCAAGAACAGGCGGTGCTTTTGAAGAAGGTGGGTGCCGCCACTGGTGCCAGCGCGCCGTTAGCGCCGGCAACCCCCAATATCCCGGCGCTGAGTGTTCCGGCGGTTCGTCCTGCGGCTGCGGTGGCGGTGCCCCCGCCTCAAGAGCCTGCCTCCACGCCCCAGCGCATCAACGGCACGGCAGCGCCCACCATCGTGGTGCCACCCGCTAGCGCTCCGATTGGGCAAAACGTGCCGGATAGGGGTATTGCGCACGTTGCATCCGGGGGAATCGGGTGGCGCTCCCTGTAATGCGGGCGCGGTAATTCCAGCGGGCCGGGCAGCCAAACCGCTCAAAGCTCAGGGCAACGCTCAACAGCTAAAGGTTGCCCATGCCCATCATTGCCTCGCCCGCCCTACAACAGCAGCAGTTTGCGCTGCAAGCCGCCACCGGCCACAAGCGCAACGCCAGCACCTACACCCTGGTTCCCGCCGGGCTGGAGGCCATGTACTTGGCCTTCAAGCAGTTCCCGGTGCCGTTCCTCAGCCCGAGCGGCGAAGCTGCCGAAGTGGCCGTCCCTGGCGGCGGGGCGACGTACGTCGCCACCCCGCCAGATACCCGCTTTACCGGCGGCATCACCCTCATGGAGACCACCAGCGATGTAGTGCGCAACTTTGTGAACTGGGTGGTCGCTCAAGGCGGCTACTTTGACGCCACGATTTATGACGGCACCATAGATGCTCACCGGGGCGGCTGGAAAATCGTGGGGGCTTTTTTCAAGTTGGACAACTTCGACGCGGATGCTGAAAACCGCACCCAAATCGTCACTCCGTCGGGCACGATTTGGTTCAACTACTTTGGCGCAAGCGTTCCGCCACTGCTCGTGTAAGCGATGAAGATCCGCGAATACGCCAACCAGCTTCTTGCAAGGCACACCACCGGCGGGCTTTATTTGGATGCTCACGAAGTGCGTAACTGCGCAGTTTCGGCAGTCCAGGAGATGGCTGGCTGGTGCCTGCTGGAAGACCCTGCATGGAATGGCACTTTGGACGGCGTGACGGCGGAAACCGATGTGTCGCCAAGCGAGTGGGGCGTCATCGGGCCGATGTTTTCCCTGCTGGTGGAGTACGGCAACGCGATGCGGCTGGAGTCCTGCGCCGGCCTGGGGATGCCATCTCCGCCGCGCAGCTCATCCGAATGCGCCCAGGCCATTGAGGCTATGCGACAGGAATTGCCCAACAAAGCATTTAGCGCCGCTCCGTTCTCTGTGGGCTTCCCGGACGGCTACTGATCATGATGCTGGCCACCGAGGACGGCGCTGCATTGCGCGGCGACATGGTGATGCGCATCGTGCAGCGGTTTGATCTGGCGCCGGTGCCCTCCACCCTGGAAGCCACCATCCGCGTAGATACCAGCACCCAAAATTTGCTGGTTGAAGGCGGCAAGCTGCGGGCCGGCACGGACTTTGACCTCTACCGGATCATCAAGGTAGTGCATCAACCCCCCAGCGCTGCGGCTCAAAACGGTGAGTCCATGCAGCTGCGCCAAATCATTGGGGTGCTCGATGGCATGCAGGCGCTGATGTGGGCGCAGCAAAAGGCCGTTGTCAAACAAGGCGTGGGCATGGTGGAGTGTTACCGCTCTTGCGGCACCACGGCGCGCATGGGCACCGATGTGCCGATTCAGCGCATGTTTGTGCCCAAGGGCCACTTGGCCACCTACGCCCTTGCTGAGTTGATGGCCGAAGAGTTCGCCAGCCCTGTGTGGCAAGACGCGAGGATGCACTTCAAGCGCATCCCCGATTTGCTTGCCCAAAAGGCCGCGCATGCGCTGGACTCCGATGCTGGCCAAGTCATCGAATCCAACTGGCTGGAGCAGTTCGAGACCATCTCGGCGTATTCGTGCGATCCGCGCGGCGCCGTCATCCAAGCGCCGGGCGCTACCCAAGCGCACCGAGCCGCCTTCTTGCCGCGCCAGCCCCTGCGAGTGTTGACCAACTGGGGGCGGTGGTTGGCGGTGCGGCGTTGCCTAGACGCGCAGTGGTCGGGCGCTTTGCGCGCGGGGCAAGTGGTGTCGCTGGCGGGAAGTCAGCATCTCATCGTTACAGCCGCCCACCTCTGGGAAAACAACGCGGACGGCGGCGGCTCCAATCAACAAACCCGCCTGTGGCTGGGCCAGATCAAGACGTGAGCAATGAGCAGAGCTAGTTTGGGGAGCTGGACTCCCGGCATCATCGACAGCGTAGATGCCGCCACCCGCGTGGTGCGCGTGCAAATCCCTGGCTTGACCGACGGCGCGCAGCAGCTGCCGGAAGCGGATATTTGCTACCCGGTCGGCGACGACAGCCGCGAAACCGACCGCCAGCTCAAGCCCGGCGCTCTGGTGTGGCTGGACTTTGTGGGCGGTAACCCCAAGTACCCCATCATCACCGGCTACCGCTGCCCGCAGCAGGGCAACGCGGTAGGCACGCGCCACATTGCGCAGCAGAAAATCGAACTCGTGGCCGACACGGACATGGCTCTATCAGCCAAGGACGGCACGATGACCATCAAAGCCGGCACAAAATTGGTATTTGAAGCGCCGAACTTTGAGTTCAAGGGGGAGGCCACGTTCAGCGGCCCCGTCACCCTGCAAAAGCTGCTGACGCTGATGCTTGGCCTATCCGCAACCGGAGGGGACATTAAGCACCTCGGGGTGAGTGTTGGCTCATCCCACGCGCACAACACGCCAGCCGGGCCGTCTGGTGGCGTAATACCCTAACGGCATCAGCTCAACCCACTGTCTTTTGCGTGCAGTAGCGCCCGCGTAATTCCGGCGCTCAAAACACCCTTGCCCAGTTTTTTGGCGTACTCGTACAGCTCCGGATCAATTAGCGCCTTGTGCTGTTCCTTGTTTGGAATGCCATCCGCCGGCTTACGGCCCTGACCACGGTTGGCGCCGCCACTAGATTTTGGTGTGCCGTCTTTTTTTAACTTGGTGCTTGGCATGTCTTTGGGGTGGGTTATTTTGGCCAATCCGCCTCATCAATTTGCGCGGAGATCGCGGCAACCACGGCGGGTGTGTACTCGCTGGGGCAGTCTTCTGCCAAGAAGTCCAGCATCCCGTGCAAGTCGCCACGGTCACTGCACCCGGCCACCGCGCGCATGACGCGCATTTGCGCGACGTAATACGCCTCGTTCGGAACTGATCCGCCGGCGCCATTACTGATGTGCTGCGGCATTGTGCTCAGCATGTCCCGGTAAACGTCGTTGTTTTTGTAGTAGACGAGCAGGCTTTCCATGTCTGCCAAAGTTGCAAATTCGTGAGCAACGACTTCTTCTGCCCGTCGCAGCTTTGCACTTCGGCAGCCGGGGATCTGTAGGCCTTGAGGCCTCAGCAGCGCTTGAGTAATGCTTTCCTGGTCGGCCCCGTCAAGATCATGTCGACGCACAAATTGCGCAACTAGATCGCGGGCAAACCCAATTCGGCAGGCGCCTTCGGAAGGCGAGCCGTCTAAGTCATCTACAGATTCAAGCAGTGCGAAAGCAAAGTTTTTTTCTTGGGCTAGGCCGCTTAAAAATATGATGGGCATTGCGGAATCTCCGTGGTGCGGCAAGAAAAGCTCGCTGCGTGCGAGCTTTTGCGTGGGTGGCGTTACGCCTCAGCTTGAGCTAAATAAACCCCGCCGCCGGCGTAGGGAACCTCGATATACGGGCCGTTGCGATCAAACGACCCACCGGACACAACGTCTTGCACCAGCTGATACAGAGCGGGTGCTTCGCGGTGATCGTCACCCTCCGCAATGCAGATGCAATCCCCCCACTCCACAGAAATTTCGTCCCCGTTGAACGATGCGTGGTTGAGGAGCGTTGCAGCGGCGGCTTGCTCGACTCGAGCAAACGCTGCCGTTGTGACGATGTCGGCGATCTGGATGACGATTTTCATGATGAGTCCTCGGTGGTGGGGGGGGGCCGAGAAGCCGCTCGGTACGGTGTCGCTTGCTGCGATGTTTTGAATTATGCACATAAATCAAAAAGTGGCAAGCTGTTTTTTTGGCTTTGGCTTAAAAATTTGTGCGCCGGCGTGTAGGCCGGCACGGTAATCGGCCTCCCCTCGCCGCGCCGGACTGCGCACAGTGCTGGGCATGAACACGCTCTTGATCGACTTTGAAGGCCTGGCCACCAACCCGGCCAAGGCGCTGCGCCGCGTGGTGACGATGCTCACCCGCGCGGGCATGCAAGTGGTGGATGCGACCAGTGACGGCAAAACCAAGCGCGCCAGCTCGGTTAAGTACCGCGACGCCACGATCAACCTGGCGGATGGGCAGGTGCTCACGCTACGGGTCAAGGAGTCCGGAGACATCGGCCAAGTGCAGATCAACGGCAAGCTAGCGCCCATTGCTGCGCAGGATGACCCGACAAAGGCGGCGCAAGAGCTGGTCGGCAAGCTCGATACCGGCCGCGCCGCATTCCAAAAGCGCCAAGCCGCGCTAAAGATGAAGCCACCGGAAGGCATCAAAACTGCCGCCCCGAACATGGAAGCGGAACTCGTTAGGCAAATTGCCGAAGTCGATGCAGCCATTGGCGAGGCCCGCCAAGAGCTGGCGCAGCTGAAGGGCATCCCGCTTGAGCAGGTGCCTAGCGGGCCAAGTTCCGCAGTCGGTAATCCACCGGCGCCGGGCTAATTCGCTGCCCAAAACTCCCCTTCAGGATTTACAGCGGCCTCGCGCCGCGCCAGCGGCGAAAAGCGCCAAAAGGAACGAGATGAGCAGCGAAACCGAAGACGGCCTGTTGGAAGCCGAAGGCGTGGTGGTCACCCGCGCCATTTTTGATAGCGTCAAGCCGGGCGAAATGCTGAGCGTTGGCGGCAAAAATTCACAAGAGCTTGAAGCAGCCCTTGACGCCGCTATTGGCGAGAAGGCCAATGTCGCCGGCGCGAATGGCTTGCCAAAGCCGCTGTCCGATTTCTTGGGCTTGGTTCCCAAGCTCCAGCGCGGCATTGCGTTGGATTCTGTTGCACAAGGGCTGGCGGCCTACAAGAGCAAGCATGGCCGCGAAGCCAGCGCCGACACGCTGGCCGGCATCTTGGCCAGCGTCAAGGGCATGAGCGACGCTTATAGCCAGAAGTGCCAGCACTTCGGCCGCCGCCATGTGTTTGACGATGTGGGCGCCAGCAGCGCGAGTCAGTCCAACACCTACGCGCTGACCGCCGGCCCGGTGACGACGGCGGTGATGCAGCTGCTGGGTGAGGAAATCCCGTTTGCTGGCCGCGCGCCGGCTGCGGCGGATGCGGGCGGCATGAGCAACTTCCGCCTGGGGGTTGTGCGCGGCATTGCCGGCAGCGACTGGGCGGAATACGCGAACAAGGATGTGATCGACGGCCTGTACGGCTTCAAGCCCTACATCATGAGCGAGCGCATCATCACGCTATCCACCAACGGTGGCGGCGCGACCGCTTTCACGGGCACGTTCCGAACCAAAACAAATGGCTCCACGGCGCTGCCGCTGATGGCTGGCCTGACCGAGGTGCGCGTCAACGGCTTGACCGTTGGTGTGGAGCCTACCAACGCAGCGTTTGGCAGCGCCATGAACCGCGGTAATGGTGCGGGGCAAGCGACGCTGGTGGGCTACTACGTTGATGCGGCCAACGCGACCCACACCCTCACGGCATCTACCGTGAACGCTTTGACGGGCGCTTACTCGGTGCGCTTTGACACGGCTTTGCCGGCCGGCACGCTCATCGAGCTGGTGGGCTACGCCGACTACGAAGGCCACGCGGACATGCTACCGGTGGTGGGTTCGCAGTTCGACGTGCATGATTACGTGGCCAAACCCTATATGGCGCATGTGATCGGCTCAATGGTGGCGATGCAGCAAGCCCAGGCTGAAACGGGTACTGACCTGTTCAGCGCGGCCAACATGTTTGGCCGCTCCAAAGTGCTGGCTGAGCGCTACATGATGGCGCTCAAGCGGCTTAAGTCGGTGGCTAAGGCATCCACCAAGCTCTCCGACACTTGGGATATGAATTGGCAGGTGCGTGAGCAGCAGCTCAACATCGCTCATGTGATGTTGGATTTCCTGCCAGTGCTCTCCAGCCAATCCGCCAATATGGCGGCGGCCACGCAGGATCACGGTATCGACACCATCTACTGCACGGGCCTGCTGGCACAGTACATCGAGGCGCTGCCCGCGACCCACTTCCAGCCATCGGGTATTCCCAAGGCGCCGGGCATTTTCCGGATGGGTCGCCTGACCAATCAGGGCATCGATGTCTACTGGATCCCCAAGGACTTGGCTACCCAGGGCGTGCTAGACAACGATGACGCCGCCGGCACCACCGAAGTGCTCACCATCGGCCGTGGCACGTCGACTGCGCGCAGCACGATCATCGTTGCTGATCCGGTGGCCGCAACCCTGACGCCGCTGGCATCTCAAAGCGGCAACGATGTGCGCAGCCTGTTGTGGGGCAAGTCGGCCACCGAGCTGAACAAGCACGAGTTGTTCCGCCAGGGCGTGGGCTACATCAAGGTCACCGGCCTGGTGAACACCTGATCGGCCCCCATGAGTGACACGCCCACTGTGGCGGCGCTCTTGTGCGAACAAGAGGCCGCATCGTTTCCGGTTGTCATCGAGGTGCAAAACAACACCCCGATGACGTTGTGCCGTACCGGCGCCCGCATCGGTGTGGCGCCCTACAGCAACGCACAGGTCAGTTTTGCAACGCAGGCTGAACTCGCCATCTTTGTCAAAAAAGTTGGCGCTCAGGCGCGTCTTCACGGCCGGGAGCTTGACGAGATTTACCCCATGACGGTTCTCCAAGCGACACCCCTCCCGCAAGACGCGCCGGCGGCTGCTGAAGCCGCACCCGCCGCCAAACGACCCAAGAAAGGAGTTGGCCAATGAGCTTTGTACGCCAACTGGGCAGCCAAGCAGGCACCCAGCTGAACCCCTTGCAAGACCAGTCTTCGCAGACTGGCAATCTGGGCACTTGGGATCAAGTCGTCGCACTGGCTTTAAGCGCCCGGCGCGGGCGCATCGACAAGCCCTTTGTGGTGCGCAAGAGCGACTTTCGGCTCAAACTGGGCAAGCCTGGAAGTATTGCTGCTGCCTCGGCCAACGAGGCCATGGTGATTGCCTACGAATGCTTGCGCAAGGGGGCCAACAGCCTGGTGGTGCAACGCCTGGTGGATGGCTCGCAATCCCTTAGCTGGATCGTGTTTGGCAGCGGCGCCACGTCAACGTTCACGCTGTCGGCGACTGCGCCTGCGGCTGGCGATGACTACACCTTTGCCGTGCAGCACATGCTTTGCCATTCGGATGGCATTCGCATCAAAGTGCATGCCGATGCCGTGGGCAGCACTTCCAGCTCGCCCGCCAAGACGATCACCGTCAAAGTGATCGATGCCGACAACATCGAAATTCACAGCATCACCGGGTCACTCGACCCCACAGCGACGGACGATTCGGGGCTGAGCTTGTACCTGCCGGATGTGAGTGAGCGCTTTCTGGGTGACGTGCTCAAGTGGAGCATCAAAACCGGGGCGGCGATCTCGTCCACCGACGACGGGTACGGCAAAGCCGCCGGCGCGCTGAAATGGGCCACATCGGGGCTGATGATGTACTTCATCGAAAGCGATCCGGAGTACGGCGGCACGGTAAGCGACCCCTACATCAAAGCCTACGAGGCTTTGGCCAACACCTGGGATCCCTACGGCTACATGATTACGGCCGGCTGCACCTCGGTGAGCTTTATCAGCAACCTTATCGAGCTGTCTTACCAACGCAACCGCCAGCTCATTGTGGATGTGCCAGGCACGCTGAATGCCGCCGCAGCGATTGCATGGGTGCAGCAGTTTGATGTAGGCAACGGCGGCCACGATTGGTATCCCCAGTTTTACTGGGCGCCCACCAAGGCTTTAGACCCGCTGAACGGCGGCATGGCCGTTTTTGGCACCAGCGGCAACCAAGCCGGGCAGCGCTGCGCCCGCAATGCCGTAACCAATGCGTACGGGTTTGCTGCCAAAAACCATCCGGTAGCCGGGCATGACTACCCGCTGGGTCGCACGCTGGCGAGCCTGATTTTCACGCCTACCACCAGCTGGGATGACGTGCGCTCTGACTTGGCCAAATCCAAGATCAACCCAGTGTTGCCCGAGGCCTACGCCGATGGCACGCTCATCGTGTTCGCCGATTGCTTGACAGCGGCAAACAGCACCACCAGCTGGCGCAAGCTCATCTCGGTGGCGGAAATGGCGTCACACATCGACGAAATGGTGGTGCGCCTGGATCAAGAAACCCGCTTCCTCCCCCAAGCCGAAAAGAAGCGCTTTGTCGAGCGACAGCTTGAGGCCATTTTCTCTCGCGCGACATCGTCAGGCTGGCTGACGGTTGGCACGGACATCGAAGGCCAAGACATCCCGCCTTACGAGTACAGCGTCACCACACAAGCGCAAGATGCGGTTGACACCGTACACATCACGTACTGGCTGCACTACGACGGCTGCAACCGCCGCTCCGAGATCACCCAAGTTTTGCGCTGAGACCCGGCGCAAGGAGGACAACGATGACGACACCGCAATACCGAGCGATTGCTCAAGCACTTCAAGCCACTTCCGCTTCCGGATCTGGCACCGGGCGCCCCTCCCTCGACGGCTGCGGGCCAACTGGCAAACCCGCTTTGGATGGCGCGACGGTCAACGCCGCCGCCGCGACGTACGCGCAGCAAAACATCCGCGTGCAAGCCGCCAGCGCTGTGCAGGTGTGGGCTGATGCTGAGGAATCCCCTCCGCTGGGTGCAGGCGAGGGCGCTTGCGACCGCCTGGTGGCCATGCTGATTGGCATTGCCGATGCCGATCAATCCGGCGAGCTTGACGAAAACGAACAAGCCATCTACTTGGACGCCGCCCGAGCGGCCTGGGATTACATGGTGGACAAAGGCATCTCTGAGGATGACTTGGACACTATGTTCAACAGCGACGACCCGGACGAGGCCAACGCCGCCGGCGAGCGCATCATCAGCGTCTTGGTGGATTCCTTGCCCAGCGGTGAAGATGAATCGCTGGGCGACATGGACGACTTTGCTTTTGGCGACCCGAATGTGACGTTGTCCGCGTTTGATGCGGCTTACGGCAAAAAAATAGCCATCAAGCATGGCAAGAAGGTCACGGTGCGCAAGCGCATCAGCGGCACGGTGCATCGAACGCCGGCGCAGCGGGCGGCAACCCGCAAGATGCAGACGAAGTCTCACGGGGCCAAGGCCAACATGGCTCGCAAGAAGAGCATGAAGGTTCGCCGCTCGGTGGGGATGTAAGTCCGTGGCTGCATCGCTCGGAAGCAAGTGGTCGGGGCTATCCGAGCACTTGATGTGCCACATCTACCCGGTGGACGCGGGTGGGTTTCGCATCGCTTCTCAACCGGAGGTGTTCGCGCCGATCTCTGAGGCCACCATCGAGCTGAGCGCCAACTGGCAAAGCCCCTTCGAGCAATCCGGGCCGGAATCTAAGGCGCCCGCCTTTGCTGCTTTGGTGCAGAGCGGGGCGGCGGGGCCGCTGCTCAGCGCCCTGTTCAATCTCGGCAATGACGCCAGCAAAAAGGCTGATGAGGCCAACTTCATTGGCCGCCTGGCCGGCGAGCTGAATGACGCCGCCACCACCATGACCGGGCGCTCCGGCATGACCAAAATCAACGCGATGCAGATTTTCAGCGGGGCGCCGCCGATGAAGATCAATCTCACCGCGCATTTCAAGGCCTTTGCAGACGGCGCAAGCGAAGTGCAGGCGCCTGTTGACCAGCTTGCTCGGTGGCATTTGTCGCAAGAGATGGCAATCAACGGGACGCTGGTCAATGCGATCAATGCGGTGAAGCAGGGGGGCAGCTTGATGCAAGCCTTCTTCCCCAGCAAATCGCCCACGCTAGTGGGTTTTCAGTTCCGGGGGATGTACATCGCGCCGATGGTGATCGAAAACATGAGTTACCCACTGAATCCCCCGTGCGACGCCAAAGGCAACCCGATTGAGATGAGCGTGCAGCTGACGCTGGCCACGCTGACATCCCTAGACGCCGGCGACTGGCAGCGCATGCGCAGCGGGCGACCCATTGCACTCTTCAGCAACCAAAATCCTCCGGCATGAAACACATCCCCCCTTTGCGCACGGATCGCATCAATGCTGAGATGCGCGAACTCAGTGTTGGCGAGGGTATTGCGCTGGCCAGCGTGCCGGAACAAACCCAAGAAGCTGGGCGCACGCTGCTACTCAAATCCGTCATCGTGTCTAGCACCGGGCAAGTGGCTGACCCCCAAGACTGGACAGTGGAAGAGCGCATTTACGCCGTCGCCCACTACCTAAGCGCAGTGGGCAGTGAGGCCAACTTCAGACTTAACAGCGGCGGCGTGCTGACCGATTACCTCTACTTCGACGACCGCAGCACTCCGGACGATGTAGACCTGGCCGAGTTTGGCGCCCCTGGCCTGCGCCTCACACAAATGAGCGGCGCGCAGAGCGAGCTTGTGCAAACGGTAGCACACACCGCCCTGGACTGGACGCTTGCGGACATGGCGGTGCGGCTGCTCAGGCAAGGCGAAACGCGCCCATGCCACAAAAGCGCCCCAGCAGAGTTCACGCAGTGGCTGAGCGCCACAAAGCAGGCCTTGCTCAGCATGCCCAGCAGCGACTTTGATGCGCTATTTGTCGCTTACACGCACGGTAAGCGGCAACTGGAGCACATCTGGCGCATCGCCTTCGACGACTTGGGGCAGGTTTGCCTGCCCAAGGATAAGGAGGCCGGCTTACCGCCGGCGCGATTTCCGTTTTCCGCCTGTATCGGTGAGCTTACGAGAAGCCTGGCAGGCTTCGTGGATTGATCTGGCGGTGCGTCTTGGTGCGGTTGGCACCCCGTTTGATGCTGCCTTGCGCCTGCCCATGAGCCTGGCGCAAGCTCACTTTGAAAGCCGAGAGTGGGAGCGCCTCAGCAAAGTGCGGGATGCCCGCGACAAGCTCTCCGTCACCCAGGTTCAGGCCACAAACAACGTGGTGCGCGCCATTGGCGCATTAGCGCGTTCAATCGGTTAATAAATGCCCGCGTGCTGTTATTGGTATTTAGCGGGCACATATTCACATCAAGCGAGATTTAAATGTCAACCATTGCAGCCAAAATAGCGCAATTCTCCAGCGATGTAGATATTGCGCACGCCATTATTCACGGGCCAGCGACGGGCGCGGGGTCTTTGGTGACCACGGAAGGCGGGCAGGTGCGCACGCTGGCGCGAGCCGTCGCCGAAGGGGGCGCTACAGCGGCTGAAGTTGCGGCGTTGCAGACCGCGCTGGCGTCCTTGAAAACAACCGACTTGACCGACTGGGAAACGGCAACAGCCGGGTTTGGAGTTGGCGGGGAAGGCGGGAGCAATGAGGTTGCGCCACATCCAGACGACGGGCCGGGTGTCGGTGTTTTTTCTGATTATTTTCACCAAGCAACTGAGTTAGACACGGTGTCCTATAGGTCTGCCGGGGGTGCGCCGCGATTTTCCAACGCTACGCCGTGGAATGTGCACGGCCAAATGCTGCTCGATGTTATTTATCAGCACAAAGGCGCGCTGGTCATGAGCGGCGCCGGGGCTATTAGTCGCGGGGCATGGGAGATACTGGGGGTTGAGCAAGCTGTTGACGCTAATCCATGGAAGAGGCGAGTCAGTATTGATGCGTTTGCCGGCAGTGGGGGTTATGGCACCGGAATGTATGTTGTTGGTACTTCCGGGAGAGTTTGGCTGTTTACTATTGATAAAAGCGCCAGTCAATTTATTTTGTTTGCCAAATCTAGCAGAGATGCAAGCAATATAACAACGATTAACGGAGTGCGCGCATTTGACCCCGGCTCTTTGACTCTTGAAATTGAATGGACGGGCACACAGTACGTTTTCCGTTACGGCCCGCAAGCGTACTACGGCAGCGAGTTTATGGAAGAATATGCGCGGGTTGCTGTTGATTATTACGGTATTGGTGCGCCCGAAACGGTCGGGTTTAGCGTTGCGGGCGCTGCGCGTGTCGCGTGGCGTGCTTTTGATGGCGCGTAGGTGGTAAGTCGCAGCAGCGCGTGGCGCCGTGACGCCTCAGCATAGAGGCATCACAACGCTTGGAATTTTGAAGGCGCGACACATGAAGACTCCTGAACAACACGACGCCCTGCTGCGCTGGGCAAAGGATTTTTTGTCATGGCTCTCTGCAGGGCTTGGCATTACATCTGCAATGGGAATGATCAATGGCGTTATCGGGATGCTGTCGGCAGCGTGGCTTGCTACTCAGCTCTGGGACTACTGGCGGTACAAGCATCCTGAAAAGCGCAGAGCGCGCTACGCCGCAAAGGCTGCCGCCACGGTAACCACTCAAGACTGAGGCAATGCCGCATCAAGAGGCGGCACAAGTTCATGCACCTGGCAAAGTCGGTCAAGCCACTCCCAGCTGGCCCACACATCGCCAGATTGCCGAATGTGGGTGTACCGCTGAAGGCTTTGCCAACTCCTGTGCCCTGTAACCGTTGCCACCTTGGGGATGGATAGCCCAATTTCAAAAAGTCTGGTGATCCCGGCATGACGCAAGTCATGCAGGTGCAAATCCTCAATCTCCAAGATTTTGCACGCTCGCGTGAATCTAGCGCTCACAGAATCAGAGTTCCACCCAAATATTTTACCTTTTTTGGGTGCTCCACATTTCTTGTGCCATGCCATTAAAACCCGCAATGCTGGGGCGGTAACGGCAACTCTTACGTCATTGCCGTTTTTGCTGCCTGGGTTTTTCATGTTGCGCACAATTTGTTCAGAGTTTTTGATATTCAAATCCTCCCAAACTAAATTACAGCACTCGTTAAGTCTTCTTGTGCTAAAGAGCAAAAAAGCAACTGCCCAGTGCATTGGAATGGTTCTTTTATCGGATAAGTAAGATTTTTCAAAGAACTCCATTAGCCGGCTAAGCTCATCGACCGCCGGTATTCTTTCGCGCTTTTTTGATTTCCCTGTCACGCCAAGCTGTTTGAGCACAACGCTTGCCGACTTTAACTCTGTAGCCTCAACAGGGTAGCTCCACGCTGGTTTTGCAACAGAAATCACCGCGCCCAAGTGGCTCATGTAGTTTGAAACAGTTGACGGGGAAGCGCCATTTTTTTCTAGATATTTCCCAAACTTCACAAATTCTGAGCTTTTTAACTGGGTTGCATTAATATCCCCAAGCCAAGAATCACTGATTGATCTCAGCACTTGAGCTTTTGTTTTCCCATACGCTCGGTTTGTTTCTTCAATGTATCTTTTTATGATGTCTTTGAGTGGCACGTCGCCTGCGCCATCAAGCGCCCCAGGCGCCGCCAGCTCGCCTTCCCGTTTGCGCAGCCACTGCCTGGCAGCGGCCTCCCGGTCAAACGTTTTGGCCTCTGTGTAGGTCTTGCTGCCTTGTCGTTTGATGCGAATCTGTGCGGTAAACGCGGCAGTCTTGTCTGAGCGCGTTCGCCTTGTGATCGTTCCCATTCATACGTCCCATCGTTGCTACGAGAAAATTTTGTAGCAACGCACGTAGCAGCACAGTTCCAAAATTGCACCAAAATTGGCTAAATGCAAGTGAATATGACACCAAAACCAGATTCTGAAGTGATTGATTTCAAAAGAAATCCAAGCAAATCAAGCCCTTGGCTTTTAAGTGTGGCGCCGATGCTGGATTGGACGCGCAAAATAAGAATTTCTTTATAAATCAGCTACTTATAAAGCAAATGGGCTGAGCGTGTAGCACGGGCGTAGCGCCATCGAAGGCAAGGCGTGGGGCTAGCCTTGCAGCTGCGCCAGCTCCTTGCGGGCTTTCGCAGAGCTGGCGTCGATGTAGTCGGCCAAGTCGCTCAGGTGAACGCCTCTAGCCCCCTTCTGGCTTGCTTGATCGAGCCTTGTGACGGGCAGCCGAATCTGCCCAGCACTTATTTTGCGCAAAAGCTGCTTTTCATCCAGGTGCGGGAAGTAGTCCCGGCACACCAGCTCCAGCGGAATAATAGCCATAGCGCCGTACTGCGCCATCAAAAGGAATCCCGTATTCACAGGCGCCTCCTAAGCGTCTTCTACCGGCGCACCAAGCAACGCGCCATAGGTTGCTTTTGCGATGGCCTGGCGGGCCGCAATTAAGCGCTTACGGTCTTCGTTGCGCTCAGCTCTTGTGAGCGGCTCACCTGCCCGGCAGTAGGCCTGCTCCAATTCCTGAAGCGCCTTCAGCAGATCGGGTGCGGCGGCTATGAGCCGGGCGTTGGCAGCCATTTCCGCATCGCTTCGCCCCTCTTGGTCAATGGTTCTTGGGTCGCAAGAGCAAATATCGGGGACTCGGTCGTCTTCAATTTCAACCCATGTGCCCACGGCATGCCACTGGCCGGGCGTGTGCGCGACTTGCTTGCTCATGCCTGCTTGGCCTTTTTGATGATGGCTCTGGCGGCTGCCGCGTTTTTGTGGGCATCCGAATGGGCATGTGGCATGGAGGCGTAATGCAGCACATGCAAAAGCAGAGTTTCCAGCGACTCCAGCAGCTCTGGCGCGGCGGCAATCAGGTGTGCATTGGCAACGCCTTCGCCCGGCCCGCTTTCGTGATGCTGTAGCAGCGCTACCGATCCGCTTGCAGACCAAACGCGGGGCGCATCCCATCCGCCGTAGATGCAGGCCTTCCACGGCCCCTGTGTGTGCGTTGTGCTCATGCTGCGCTCTCCACCCAACCCCATTCGTCCGCGTCAAATTTCTTCAGCGCCTCGGCATGCTCTTCTTCGCTGCCGCCCGGCCACTCAATCACAACAGCCAGCACGGATTCGCGCGAGGGTGCGTATGCACCGAGGTCGTGGTTGTCGTAATAGCTGTTCATAGCCGCGTTGTGATTTGCGGCCATGTGCTCTGCTGCCGCCTTTGACGGGGCAGCAATCAAGTCATCTGGGCCAGGGATGTGAATGCACCACAGCAAGGGTTTTGTGCTCATGCCGTATCTCCTTTGGCTGGTTTTTCCAGGGTGTAGCCTTCACCGTTGAGTTCATCCTCGGTGAGAGGTGTGAAGCAGTTTTGGCATGGCGGGGACACATGACACGCGCAGCCGCCCCGCAATTCGAGGATGCGCCGCCATGCCTCTGCGTCAATATCACCGAGACAGGTTGACTCATCAAAGTGCCTCAGGCCGGTCATGCTGCACCGCCTTCTTGGTTGATTACTTGGACGGCAGCCCGGATCGCACGAAAATCGTTTGGACACCCGCTGTGATCTCCTGGGCACCAAGTCGTCACAACAGCAAGACAGGCGCTGCACTTAAAAGAGGGGGCCTTGAGTACATCGGCGTGTAGCTGCGCGCCGGTTGTTGCCTCACCCCGCAGCGCCAAGAACATCGCGTAAGCTGCCACGTCCAGCGGGTCACCTTTTACTGCGTGCTCATGCAACTGGCGATTGATCTCGGCCGCAGGCCATGCCGGATCGCTCCAGCCGTTGCACCCCTTTTCGCGGGCCTTGGCCAATTTGGATTTCAGCAGGGCTGCGAATTGATCCACGGCGGCATCGTCGGGGTGCGCCATTGGCTGCACCTTGGCCGGCGCAGTGTTGTCCGCATCGGCTTCTTCGTTGCCGTGCCACCACAGCACCTTGCCCCAGCGCGTCACAAGCCCATGCTTGATTACGCCGTCTACGGTGCGGCTGATAGAGTAGCCATCTACCACCCAGCAATCAGCCATCAGTTCATTCAGTTTTTTGCGGCCTGTGCCCGTCATGGGTGGCACGGTGGGGGTTCCGTCATGCAGTTGCGACAGCAACACCTGCTGATGCGAGCGCAAAACCTGGGCAATCTTGTTATAGGCTGGGGTCACGTTGGGGCTTGTTTCGGCAGCATGGGTCAGGGCCAACGAAGCGATGCGCAGGGCATGCAAAAGGGTTTCGTTGGTCGTTTCTAGTTCATCGGTGGCCAATTCAGAACCCGATTGCCCAGGTGCCTTGCACGCATCCAGCAAGGCACGCGCAAACTGCCGCCATCCCCACTCGCGCATGAACCCTCGGATGCCTTCGGGCATACCCTTCACAACAAAGTCAGCAATTTCATCGATCCACGCATCACCAAGCTCGGATGCAATTGAGAATTCATATGTTGGCAATATAGCGGAATATATTGGCACATTCCACCCTCTAATGTACGTCCATAGAAATACCTTGGCCCCCAATCGATCTGATATTTCAAGACCCCCCTCCGCCAACTCTTGCATTACTGCGTCAAACTTATACTGGTTGTTCGCAGATAGATAATTAACGGGGATCGCCATGCGAGCTATGGCTTTGCGCGAGTCATCACGCCACTCCAAATAGCGCGTGGTTTGGGATGGCGTAGGCAAAACACACAGTGGCGCGCACACCCACAATGGGTCTTTTTCGTTGATGTTTTCATCGTGGCCAACAACATACAAGCCGGCGGCCATACCGGGTGCAGGGGGCTGCTTGCACAAAATATAAGTATTCCCCTCTAAATGCTGGGCGTTTTTTGCAGACGCAAAAAGCATGGCTGCTTTGTTTTGATGAGGCTGTTCCGGGTTCATGAAGTTATTCCTCAAATTGGCATCAAATTGGCGCGGTAATCAAAGTTGCGGGGCGGCCCCACAAATTTCGCACTGAGGTGCTGGCTCGGCGCAAGAGCGCAGGCCAGCCAACGGCAAGCGGCGCGACTGCCCTCGCTTTCTGGGGTGCTTGCGTTGCGACAACAGCTGGCATGCGGGTGCTGGCTTTCCTGGGGGCAGATGCAGCAGTGACCCGCTGGTTTTGGGTGGCCTGCGCCTCAACTGCTGGACTTTTCGCCACTGGGGCAGGCTGGCCAAGAGCCACCGCCCACGCTGCGATGCCGATCACTTCGAGCAAGGCGCTTTGCACCAAGCTGACCACGAAGCTAATCGTTTGGGTTTGCGCGCCGATGAGCGCAGCCAAGCGCACATCAACAG